CCGGAATCGATCACCCTCACCACTCGCTCGGCATGGGTAGAGCGGTTGATGGATCTCGTCGCTCAGGCGAAAGAGTCCCTCCAGGGGTAAGCCATGTTCATCCTTCCATTCCTCATCGGCCTGGTGCTTCACGACCAGCGGCCCGAACCGCTGCGCGCGCTCGATAGCGCCAGCGCCGATCCTGACCTGTGCGCCTCGGCGCCAGCAGGCCGAGAACGATGTACCGCGGGGCGTCCGGAGTTCGGGCTCCAGGCGTCCCGCCCAAAATGCTTCAAACCATAAGGCGGTTTGTAAGTAGAGGCGGGGCGGTGGGCGCCCCGCTTCACCCCTCTCTCGACTTCATGCGCGAGCACTCCACGCAATGCCGAGTGCTGACCCATGCAGCCAAGGAATCAACCATGCACGCAACCATCAACTGCGGCGGATGGATCGGCCGCCAGGGCCTCGGCCTGGCTCCCCGCGAACTCGAAGCTACCGCCTGGAGCGCCAGCGAACTGACCGCAAAGGAAGTCGCGCGGCGCATGGGTATCGCCCCTGGGACTGTCGAGAAACGTCTCGACGACGCGAAATTCAAGATGGGCGTGCGCAGCGTGCGCGGGCTCGTCCTCGAAGCCTTCCGCCGCGGAATCATCTCGCCGGCCGTCTTCGCGCTCGCATTCCTCGTCGCCGGCCACCCGCTGATCGATGACGACCACATGAACCGGAACCGCAGGCCGAGCAACGAGCGACGACTCACCGAAGCCCGCACCATTCGCCGGATCGAAGAAATCACCATCAACGCGTAGGAGAACCATCATGCTCAAGCATCAGGAACAAACCGAAGTTCTCGCAGGCCTGCTCTCCCAGACCGCCCTCGCCCGCCTGGCGTTCGCTCAGCGGCTCATGGCTCCTGCGGCAGCGGAACCCTACCAGGTCGTGCCTCAGGGTCGCGGATTCTTCCACATCGTCGAGACCGCTACTGGCGCGGTGCGCGGATTCCGCCGGAACCACAACGAAGCATGCGCCTATGCAGAGCAATTGAAGCGCAAGCAGGCCGCCAAGTGACCAGGCGTCGAGCAATTCGAACCGGAGGCATCGGTGCGGCCCTGGGCTTCATCGTGCTTGTGTTCGTGCTCCCCGCGGCTGTTCGGCAACAGCCACCCAGGACGCCGCCGTCCGCCGCCGCGCCAGCAGTTCAAGAGGCGAAGCCTCGAACGGTCTCCTACCGCTCAAGCGCCAGCCGCCAACACTCCTACATCTTCTGACCGGAGATACCCCATGGAACTACTCGCCAGGGCAAAGGCCCACTACCTCGCCGCCGTGTCGCTGTTCATGGCGCATAACGATGTCCGCTACTACCTCAACGGTATCAGCATCGAGCCGGCGTCTCAGGGAGGCGTTCTACTGATCGCAACGAACGGCCACCACATCGGAGTCATGCACGACCCTGACGGTTGGGCCGGCAATCAGATCATCATCAGCCCGAGCAAGGCGCTGGTCGCTGGCCTGAAGAAACGCAACGCTGGCACGGCGTTCATCTACGAACGCGCAGGGGTGATCTCCGATTCCGACTGGCCCGCTCCCGATGACGTGAAACAGTTCGCACCGTTCGACCCTGGCACTCTAATCAGCGCGCAACTCGAACTGGTGGGCGCCAAGTATCCGGACTGGCGGCGACCGATTCCGCTCGAGGGGATGGGGTCACCGATCACCGCGGTAGATCCTGCGTACCTGGGAACGTTCGAGAAGGTCGTGAGGATATTCAACCGGGGCAGCGCACCGAACCTCGTACTGCGACAGGCAGATCCGAACTCTCTGATCCGCTGCACATTCCCTGGCCATGAGCACCTGAAGAACTTCTTCGCCGGGGTGATGCCGCGCCGCGCTGATCACGAAGAACGATACGACGGCCTTCCCGACTTCCTGGGGCTCAAGGCGAAGAAGGTGGCCTGATGGCCAAGACCAACGCCCAGCGCCAGCGGGAGAAGCGCCAGCGCCAGCGACAGGCCGGCATCCCCGAGCGCAAGCTACCCTCACCGCCCGCAATCGACGCAGCGTTTGAGCGCCTGCAGGCGGTCGGCGATTTCGAGGACTGGCGAGAAGCGTTCTCGACGCTGCTACTCAACGCCTCAGCCCTGCCCGATGCCGATCTCCTGCCTCTTCTCGTCGTGTCGCGACACGAATACACACCCAGCGAAAACGTGTCGCGACAACTACTCGCCGCCGGACTCTCCGCAGCCGACGACGAACAGTAACCCACCACCAGACCACCGACGCTAGCCACAGGCCGGCGCGGCTCTACTCGTCCAGAGATCAAGATGAACCATCACCAGGAACTCGACTTCTGCACCATGTGCAGCGGCATCGAGGCGCCCAGCGTTGCCCTGGAGCCAATCGGGTTCCGAGCACGCTGGTTCGCCGAGATCGAACCATTCCCATCTGCCGTGCTGGCTCACCACTACCCCAGCGTTCCAAACCATGGGGACATGACAAAGCTCATCCGACGCATCCTCACAGGGGCGATCGAGGCTCCCCCATTGGCTATTGCCGGGACTCCATGCCAAGCCTTCAGCGTCGCAGGTTGGCGCGAAGGCCTGACCGACCCGCGCGGCGCCCTGACCATCAAGTTCGTGGAGACCATCGATGCAATTGACCTTGTTAGAACCCGCCGCAGTGAGCCCGAGTGCATCGCATGGTGGGAGAACGTTCCAGGCGTCCTCTCGGACAAGGAAAACGCCTTCGGCTGCTTCCTCGGTGCCCTGGTGGGCGAATCCGAAGAACTCCAGCCGCCAGGGGGCAAATGGAAGGACGCTGGTTGTGTGTATGGACCCAAGCGAACAGCCGCGTGGAGGATTCTGGATGCCCAATATTTCGGCCTGGCCCAACGACGCCGCCGTGTGTTCGTTATCGCAAGTGCTCGAGCAGGATTCGATCCATGCGAAGTACTTTTTGAGCGCGAAGGCATGCGCAGGGATCATCCGCCGCGCCGAGGCGAGGGGCAAGACCTTGCCGGACGCGCTCCTTTCGGCCCTGCGCTCCAGTGCGGCTGCGGGTACCTCTTCGACCTGAGCCTTGGTCAGTGGGGATGTCCGAACTGCGAGGGCGACGAAGGGCCTGCCGTCGAAGTAATGGCCGGCGTCCCCGCCTTCGGTGGGGAGAACCAGAGCCGGTCTCTATTCCAGGCCGGCGCACTGACCGCGCATGGCGTTCGGAACGACTTCGCATCCGAGACGTTCTGCGTGGCGCCGGCCGTGGCCGGCACCCTTCGCAGCAGCGACGGCGGATCGGATGTAGATCATGCCGCAGCCAACCACCTGGTCGCCGGCACCCTCCAGGCGAACGGGAAGGCAGCCGGCAGCGCGACACAACAGGACGCAGAGTCGGGCCTGCTGGTCGTACACGGAACACAGGACCCTGACGTACTCGCCAATATCGCGCACCCCCTTGGCCGGAACCACGGGCAGGAGAACGCGGTGTTTGCCTTTGCCGAGAACAGCAGGTCTGAGGTGAGGCTGGAGGGTGGGGATGGGCAGATCGTTGGAACCCTGTCTGCCGGCGGTGGAAAGCCAGGACAGGGCCAGCCCTGTATAGCGTTCAGCTGCAAGGACCACGGCGCAGACGCGGGAGAGATATCGCCTACGCTCCGCGCAATGGGCCACGGCGCCAGCCATGCAAACGCTGGCGGCCAGGTCGCGGTCTGCATCACCGGCGAGATCACCCACACCCTGAAGGCCGAAGGCTTCGACGCCAGCGAGGATGGAACGGGGCGCGGCCAACCGATAACACCTGAAGCTGCCGGCGTCCGTCGCCTCACCCTCCGGGAATGCGAGCGCCTGCAGGGATTCCCCGACGACTACACGCTGATCCCTTGGCGTGGGAAGCCCGCTACTGAATGCCCTGACGGCCCGCGATACAAGGCGATCGGAAACTCGAAGGCTGTCCCTGTCGTGCGCTGGATCGGGCGCCGCCTTAAAGCTCATCTGGAGAAACTCTCATGATGCATCGCGTCTATCTTGCGGGTCCGATGACGGGCCTTCCTGATTTCAACTACCCCGCCTTCAACGCCGAGGAGAAGCGGATCCGCGCCCTCGGCTATATCGTCGAGAACCCAGCGGTCAACATGGTCTACCGCGGATCGCCGTGGGAGACATTCATGCGCGACGGGATCAAGCGGCTGATGGACTGCAACATCCTGGCCCTGCTTCCAGGGTGGGAGCGGTCCCGCGGCGCGAACATCGAGCGCAACCTCGCTATCACACTCGGCATGCACGTCGTCGACGCCGAGGCGCTCCCTGAGCCCGACTTCGTCTGCAAGTGCCGCGCAATCCAATTCGCCTGCTGCGGCATTCCGAGCGACAACGATCCGTTCGTGTGCCGGCGCCTGGCCGGAATGCCGGCATACCTCTCCCCGGAGGATCAACTGGCAACCGCACGTAAAGCCCTCGAGCATATCGCAGCGCTCACCGACGTCTCTACCGGAGGCATCGGGATGGACGTGCTCCAGATCGCCAAGCAAGCCCTTTCCAACTGATCAGCGCCAGCAGGCGAGAGGTATCCCTATGTCCGCAGAAAAACCGCAGGCGGCGCCATGAAGGCGCGCATCGAGAAGAAGCTGAGCAAGCGACTGGTCGAGCTTTACCCGGCGTCCTACAGCGGCGCCTGGCGCGACGAAGAACCGTCTGAACTCGCATATGAGCAAGGTACCCGAGTTCGGCATGTTCTTTCCGTCGGTGGTGGTGTCGACTATTGGGGTGAAGGGCAGGACGCCTACACCGTCTGGCAAGACTGGCTTATGAAATGGGTTTGGCACGGGCCATTCGAGACGTATCCGGAGGGTCATCCTCATGAGTATTACCCGGATACTAAAGGCTTCAAGCCAACCACTCGCAACCTACTGAAACTGGCCAGCCAGTGTCAGTTGCAGGGAGAGCCGTTGTGAACGCCCCCATTTACTGCCGCACAACAGGCCAGCGCATCGGGCAATGCAACTGCATCCGGTGCCGGCCTCCCGAGGAAACGCCATGCACACCCTCAACCTGACCGCGCTGTTCCTGGACGGCGAGGATGGCCAGCGCCTGGCCGAGGTCAACGGCCTCCCACGCCTCGGCGCCCTGCTCTCCTCATCTCAACTGCGCCAGCTCGCGCGACAACTGAACGAGATCGCAAACGACGCAGACCAGGACGCAACTGGTTTGCACATCTACGCAGCGCCACCGTACGGAGCCTGCCCGCAATGTCATTCGACGAAAACGCCGCATACCGCCGCATAAACGCCCTCTGCTCTCCCGCGCCAGCACGCTATCTGCACATTCCCACCGGCATTCACTGGGTCGTCATCGACAGCCTGGGCAATGTCCTGCAACTCGAAAACATCGAGCGCAGGCGCCGACTGATAACCGTTTCTGACCTCGAAACCGAGGCCTGGAGAAAGCTCACATGAACAAAGCGAATGAATGCACCTGCCCTTCTGGCGACGGGTCTCTGCGCTGGCCGTGCCCGGCACATCCTGCGGTAGAGCAGGCAGGCGGGGATGAGCGCGCGGCGTTTGAGCAATGGCTTGAACAGCATATGTCACATCACTTCTCTCCTGAGCTTGACCTCGCCAAATACGAGGACTCAGGTGAGTACCGCTACAACCCAGCCGCCGATTATTGGAAGGCATGGCAAGCCCGCGCCGCCCTGGCGCAACCCTCCCCGGCGCAGGCCGAGCAGGCAGAGGCGGAGCGGCCGGAAATGTCGCCAGAACGGGCCGCGTACTTCATGCGTCGCTTCAAGTCCGAAGAGAAGTTGCTCGGCCCCAATGAGCAAGCCGCCGTGGACTACGTGCTGTCGCTGCTAGCCCAGCACGAGAGCATCGTCGGGGCACTGCGGGCTGAACTGGAATCGGAGCGCAACCGCGTCAACATCTATGTAAACAACAATGGAATTCGCCAGGATAACGAACGACTACGAGCGGAGTTGCGCGCCGCCCTGGCCAGGGTCGCGGAGCTGGA